AAGGGTGTGATATTCGTAGTTATGCAACAGAGAGGGAAATGCTTGAGGCGTTTCAAAAATATCTACATGCTAAGGATGTAGATATCATTACTGGTTGGAACATCTTTGGTTTTGATATGGAGTATATCTATAAACGTGCACAGATTAACAGGTGTCATTACGACTTCTATAACCTGGGAAAGCTGAAGGATACCGATTCTGAGCTTGTGATTAAAAAGCTGTCATCAAGCGCTCTGGGTGATAACCTTTTGAAGCTTCTTCCAATGAGTGGTCGGTTTATTTTTGATTTGTTCCACGAGGTTAAGAAGGGATACAAATTGGACAGCTATAAACTTGACAGTGTATCAAAGCTTTACCTTGGAGATCAAAAGATTGACATGGCACCCAAGGAGATGTTTGCTCGCTACAAAGAGGAAGATCCCGTGAAGTTGAGAGAAGTTGCTGAGTATTGTATTAAGGATACCCTTCTCCCACACCGTCTCATGAAGAAGCTTTGTACTCTCCTAAACTTGGTTGAGATGGCCAAGGCAACTTGGGTTCCAGTTCCGTTCCTTGTGGAGCGTGGACAGCAGATCAAAGTGTTTTCTCAATTGACCAAGAAGGCGAGGGAGCTTGGCTTCATGGTACCAACTATTCGGTATGGTGCCATCCCCGAAGAACCCTATGAGGGTGCCACTGTACTGGAGGCACAAAAGGGTGCCTACTATACACCAATTACAGCCCTAGATTTTGAAGCCTTGTACCCCAGTATTATGATGGCCCACAACCTCTGTTATTCTTCGTATGTTATGGATGAGAAGAAGTATGGCAACGTACCTGGGATTGAATATGAGACTTTTAATATTGGTGATCGCACCTACAAGTTTGCACAAGGTGTTCCCAGTCTCTTACCTGCAATTCTTTTGGAGCTTAAACAGTTTCGGAAACAGGCTAAACGGGATATGGCTGCAGCTACAGGGTTTATGAAGGAAGTCTATAATGGAAAGCAGCTTGCTTACAAGATCTCTATGAACTCGGTGTATGGTTTTACGGGTGCAGGTAAGGGTATTCTTCCATGTGTCCCAATTGCATCTACAACAACTTCTAAGGGTCGTTCAATGATTGAAGAGACCAAGAACTATGTAGAGGCCAACTTCCCCGGTGCAAAGGTTAGATATGGTGATTCTGTCACACCTGATACACCCCTCCTAATCCGGATGAATGGTGAAGTTAAGACACAAAGAATTGATTCACTCGTAGATCTCTACGAAATTAGAGATGATGGTAAAGAAGTCGCTGAGATTAACGCTGAAGTATGGACAGAAGAAGGTTTTACACCTATTAAACAAATTGTCCGACACAAAACGACCAAGAATATTCATCGTGTTTTGACTCACACAGGTGTGGTTGATGTGACCGAAGATCACAGTCTTCTCCTAAAAAACAAAGAGATGATTAAACCTTCTGAAGTGACACTCGGAACTGAACTTCTACATGGAAATTGTTTGGACGCGTTTGAAAGCTGTGATACTGGTATCAGTGTAAATGAAGCCAAGGTTATGGGATTTTTCTTTGGTGATGGATCCTGTGGTCATTACGATGGCAAGTATACATGGGCTCTCAACAACTCTAAAATGGAATACCTTGAAGAAATGAAACGTTTATGTCCATTTAAAACAACTATCTATGACACGATTAAGAGTAGTGGTGTCTACAAATTGAGCGCAGTTGGTGATGTAAAGAGTGTATCCGTAAAGTATCGTTCCCTATTTTACAATGAACACAAAGAGAAGATTGTACCTACTTGTATTTTGTCTGCACCTACCGATGTCGTAAAATCTTTTTGGGATGGATATTACATGGCCGATGGCGACAAAGACGTTCATGGCTATACACGAATGGATATCAAGGGTAAAGAAGGTTCAATGGGTATGTATATAATCGGTAGAAAACTTGGATATAACGTATCTGTCAACACTCGCACAGATAAACCAGATGTTTTTAGGCAAACATGGACGACCTCTTCTCAGAGGAAGAACCCAATTGCCATCAAAAAACTTGAACTCATTGGTGAAACGGAGGGTTATGTGTATGACCTCACGACAGAATCTCATCATTTTCATGTGGGGCCAGGTGATATGGTGGTTCATAACACCGATTCCGTCATGGTTGAGTTTGATGTGGGTGATCGCAAGGGAGAGGAAGCCATCGCCTACAGTTGGGAAGTTGGGGAGAGAGCTGCAGAGGAGTGTTCAGCTCTCTTCAAGAAACCTAACAACCTAGAGCTTGAGAAGGTATATTGGCCCTATTTCTTGTATTCAAAGAAGCGTTATGCCGCCAAACTTTGGACAAAGGGTAAGGATGATAAGATGCACATGGATTACATTGATGTTAAGGGTCTTCAACTCGTAAGACGAGACAATACACCCCATGTACGCGAGGTTTGTAAAGAACTTCTGGATGTAGTCCTAACCTCAAGCGACCCAGGACCACCCAAGGAACTTGCTAAGGAGAGAGCCATTGAGCTTCTTTCGGGTGACGTTCCTAATGATAAGTTGACACTGAGCCAGTCTCTGTCCGATTCGTATAAAGTTGGAGGTAAAGCTGTATCTGTAACGAGCCCAGAGAGTATTAATATCAATCAATCACATGTTCAGGTAGTGACAAAGATGAGGCAGCGAAAGCCTGGCTCTGAACCACAATCGGGTGACCGCGTTCCGTATCTCCTCACGAAGACTGAAGACCCCAAAGCCAAAGCTTTTGAAAAGGCCGAAGACCCCAAATATGTGGAGGAGAATGGTGTACCAGTGGATTACCATTATTACTTTCTCAACAAATTCCTCAACCCTGTATGTGATCTTCTAGATCCACTATATGAAAACGTAAAAGAAGAAATCTTTGGTGAAATCATTAACCAGCATAAACCCAAGAAACCACCGAAGCTGCCATCTCTAAGTGGTATGAAGAAGGACGAACTTATCGCAGAATGCAAGCGCCTTGGTTTAGAAGAGACCGGTACATTAGCTATTTTAAGGTCACGTCTTAAAGAGGCGAGAACGAAGAAAGAGGAATCCGTTGAAGACCTATTTAAAAATTACGAACTATCAAATGATAAGAATGAGTATGTATGATAAAGTTGTCAAACTTATGGATGAAGAACTGGAAGAACGTATAAATGTTGTAATGAATAAATATGCTGAAACAATTTCAAAGAAGCATGGTATTCCATTAGAACAGCTTTTGAAAGATATACCAGAATCTTATACGATTACTACATGTAAAGGCACTAAGAATAATGGTCAAAGATGTGGATTTAAGGCAATTGAAAATGGGTATTGTCGCCATCATATTCAACAGGGTCAACGTATATGCCAAAGAACGTTTTCTAGCTCAAGTCTGCACAATCATGGCCCAGATAAAATGTTTGTCGCAGGGTGTCCGGGTTGTGAATTATCTAACGAGCTTATAGATTTGGGGGTATAGTATAACAATGAACAAAAACGACATTCTACTAACATCGATAAACAATTTTTACGACAACGACAAGAATAGAACTATACTTTTGAATATACTAGATAAATCAAGTGGTATCTCATTGCGTAATTTAGAATGGTTTATCACCAATTATGCAAAGAAAAATCACACATCTTATGAAACACGTGACGGTAAACTATTTACAGTGCATTGTGCTTATAAATCAAGTTTGAATGGTTATAGCAAACAACTTTTTGATCCATTTTGTAGAGCACAAAAAATTGTATATAACGTTCCAGGTACATCTCATTAAATTCAAACGACTTTAGCTCAGTTGAACTTCATCAAATGGTGTATCAAAAACAATATTATTGATTATATAAACGCTAACAAAGAAACTTTGTTTAGTAAGCAAGTGACATGAAGCCATTTTGAAATATGAAAGTCTGATAACCCGTGTAATACATGTGCAATGAAAAGGTCTCAGTTGTGATATCAATTATAGATGTGTCCAATTTAAGTTCAATGTTTGTCTTTTCCGATTGAATTTGGCTAAAATCTAAGTTTCCCGATGGTTCCACGTTAACCGGATTCAACGAGAAACTATATGTGTAAATGTTCCTAATTGGCCTAGCCAAACGTTTTTGAAATGGAATTAAGTATTTGTAATATGAGTGATCCGTTTTACTCACATTTGGAAGTTTATTACCATTTATGTAAAAACTTGCTTCAGACATGAGAGGATAGAAAAATGTATTTTCACCGAAAAAGTCCAAAGATGATGAAAAGTTGAAACGATTTTGGTACAAACGCTCCCCATCGGTAGCTGGAACAGGATCACCGATCGCTTCTGATTCGTCTTCAAATTTGGTGTTCCTCAAAAACCAATGAATACATTTTACTGGAATATTAGGCACAAGGTTATTGCGAACTATATCTCTGTTAAGATCACTGACAATCACCGGGTGCTTACGTACTAGATCTGTTATCATCGTCTGCCTCTGAGACGCAAAAAAGTTTCTCTCTTCGGGACTCACGGTAATCTCTTCTGTAATAATGTTAAACGAGGGTAGAGTTACTGTATCTGTAGTATCTGTAAAGAATGTCTGTTGGTGAAACTCAAACTCAAATTCTATTTTTTGACGATAGATAGCACAAACCGGAAAATAAGGTCTATTAGGTTTGTTTGAAGAGTATTCATCGCTTGCAAATTTTCTAGAAAAGAAAAAATGAAGTGGGATGACTAAATCCGAGCTATAACGAGCTACACTAGCGCTTGAAGGTGCATCATCAAAACCAAGATTTCTATTTATAAGGAATCTATTTGCTACCTTTTCAGACATTTCTAAATAAAGTTCATCGTATATAATTCCCCAATCATCATAAATCTTTTCCACTTCAATGTCATCTACATACATTGTCACGCTTTTAAAAATGTGTCTACCCAACTGATCTGCGTAATTACCATCAGTAATAGCTGGCATAGTGATACTTAAATACATGTTACTCAAGAGATCACCCATATTTCTTGGATTATATTCAACCTTTATAGATCGGTTAAAAGGCCAATTCGCATCTGCGTTACCAGGTTTCACTACATTACGACTTCTATGATACTTTCTGAAATCAGAATGAACTTTATCATTGGTATAATTAAAGAATGATTCGTCTGGATCATACGAAAGCAAGTAAGTGTCTTGCTTTCCTATGGCTTTGAGCGAAATTTTCGCAGCTTCACCCATACCTATCTAATGTTTAGATATTTTTAATATCCATTTTCCACATGTCAATGTGTGAAGTATTCTTCATCACTTCAAGCTCTTCCCTAGCTTGCTTAGACTCTTTGAGAAGTTCTTGTACACACTCCTCCGTGTATTGAACAGTCTTGATGTTGAGAAGATAGTCGTAGGTTCCACCAATTTTGGGGAAAGTCTCTGCCAACTGCCTCTCAAGGTCATCCTTCTTCCTCTTGAACACCACGATGTCACCCTCAATCACCATCGTGACAAACTTAGACTTGTAGCCACACATAGTTGCCCTCGTTTGGAGAACTTTGATGAGGTGCTCCTTTCTCTTCGCATAGTGATCAACACGAAGTTGCACAAAGTCTTTGAGAATCTCTTCAGGACTAGAGTACTTGTGGATACCCTTTACGGGATGAAACAGGTGCATGTTTGAAGTGTGGAATGTCTTCCTCAACTTGAGGTCCTTGATGAGGTCTTTACCGGAGTACCCCATAATCTCAAAGTCAACATCCTCCGTCGTGGAGTTGTTTGTAAAGTTTATGATCACCTTTTTTTCCACGAGGGTGTCTAGGTACTCCTTATAGTCTTGCGTCCAGCGACCGGGTGGAAGCTCAGTCACTTTGAGACGCGAACCTGTGTCTCTCCAAATACCCTCTGTGACCCAAGATCCATCTTCCTTGAAAACCTTCCCCTTGAATCCCCGGAACCATGGAGTCATCTCACGAAGAGACATACCACTCAAGATTCGTTGAATGTTCTCCTTGATATCCTTGGGGTTGAAAGGTGGCACGTAGCAGCTGAAACCTGTACCAATACCTTCAGTTCCATTGACCAACACCATAGGTAGGGTGGGCATGTAGAAATCCGGCTCAATTGGTCTCCCGTCATCATCCAGGTAGTTAAGAACCGGGTCATCTCTTGCATCAAACAACTTTCTAGCTTCCTTGGTAAGCTTGGTGAAAATGTACCTTGTTTGAGACGCATCTTTACCTCCCATAAGGCGTGTACCAAACTGACCACATGGCTCTAGGAGGTTGATGTTGTTTGACCCCGTGTAGTCATTGGCCAGCTTAACAATTGTGTCGGCGAGGGAAACTTCACCGTGATGGTAGGCACTCTTGTCAGCCACGTAGGCCGCCAGCTGTGCAACCTTCATCTCATCTTTGAGGTTCTTTTGGAAGCACGCGTACATGACTTTTCTCTGAGAAGGCTTGAGGCCATCAGCCACATGGGCAATGGACCTCTTTAGATCAGCGAGAGAGAAGTTCACTAGATCCTTGTGAACAAAGTCTGTAATACCCAACTGCTTTACATTCCCATATGGAACCTCCAACTCCCTGGAGTCTTTGGCTGTGCTCTCAAGAAGCCAAGACTTTCGGTCATCTGCCTTCTTTTTGTCAAAGGCGAGGACAATAGACTTGTCAGTCATGATATCATGGTCAAACTTCACAGTCAGATCTTGAATCTTCTTGAAGTACTCCCGAGCCTCAACACTCGTTGAAGTACCCAAACCCTTGTAATACTTGATGCGCCACCCCTGTTGTCCATTGCCATACCAAGCACGGAATGCAGAGTCTGTGTAAAAAGACTTGGTCTGAGAACCTTTTGTCGCTTTGATGATTGGTGTCACCATTGAGACTACGAATCCCAACTTTAGGAGGCTTGGCCAGAAGTAGTGGATCATGTTGAGAATTAGACCCTTGATATGGGAACCGTCATTATCAGCGTCAGTCATGATCATGAGACGACCATAGCGGAGCTCTGTAACATCTTTGTACTCCTTACCTTGTTGAAGACCCAAAATCTTCTTGAGATCGTTAAACTCTTGGTTTGAAGTTAATTGTGCCACAGAGGCATCTCGGACATTTTTGCACTTACCACGAAGTGGGAACACACCATAGTGGTCACGACCGACCACAGAGAGTCCTGCAACCGCGAGGGTCTTTGCTGAATCACCCTCTGTCACGATGAGGGTGCACTTGGAAGACTGAGCTGTACCAGCCTTGTTAGCGTCATCAAGCTTGGGAATACCGGTAATTTTGGATTTGCGAGCACCATCAGTCTTCTTGAGTTCCTTCATCTCCTTAAACTTTGAGAGTGCTGTGAGCTCATCGCTGATACCAGTCTTGAGAGCATTCTTCACAAAGTTCTTGGGTGGCTCAAACTTGCTCCCAAAGTCTTGAACCTTTGAGGTACATTCAGACTTGACCTGACTGGAGAAGGTTGGGTTCTCAAGGGTTGCCTTCACAAAGATGTTGAAAGTATTCTTGACCTGTTGTGGCTTCAACTTGATCTTCTTAGCCATCTCGTCAATGATTCCAGAGGCTAGATAAGATGCCACGTAGTCCACATGGGTTCCACCTTTGTTAGTGCAGATACCATTCACGAAGGAAACCTGCTCAAGGCCATTCTCTGAAGGCCCGACACAAACAGACCACCGATCTGTGGTCACCGAGCATACGTCTGTGACACCTTCATGCATCTTGGCATAGGCCTCAAATGAAGTCTTCGGGAGAGCTTCACCTTGGAACTTGACTTTGCAGTTGGGTGTGGTACAAATGTTTGCATCCCAAACTCTCTTTTCAAAGATCTTGTAGATGTTGATGTCCATCTCCTTCATTCCAAATCGTTTCCAATCTGGTGTGAAAGTGATAGAAACAGAAGAAGTTGCGGCACTGTGCTTGGTGATCTTTGGTGGGTGACAAGTAGTCATATTGTCCGACCATTTTTGGGTATATGTCTTCTTCTCTTCACCATCCTTGATGACGATAGAAAATAGAGAAGAGTAGATGTTTGTTAATTTGGCTCCATATCCATTCCTACCTCCGACAATCCTCTTTTGTGTGTCATCATAGTTTGTACTTGTGAGAAGATGCCCGAAGGTGAGTTCAGGATTCCAAAGTCCCTCCTTCTCGTTCATCTTAACACCAATTCCACCGAGAGGTCCATTGTTTTCAATAGTGACTGTACCAGTCTCTTTGTCCACAGTGACAGCGATCTGGGTGACATTCTTGGGATGAAGGGAGTTCCGGTCAATGGCATTGACGAGAATCTCATCAAAGATCTTGAGTAGGGCTGGTGAATAAGAGATGTTCTTCTTTTGAAAGTTCTTGTTCGTGTTATTCAGCAGCCAATAGGACTCATGGGTTTTGTCCACGGGACCGACATATGAGTCAGGTCTCTTGAGGACGTGTTCAACGTGGGTGAGCTTTTGGACGCTCTCCATCTTGATTAAAAATTATAAGTTTCATTTCTTTACTTAGGTTTAATGTTTACACACATGACCACCTCCCCAAACCTTGTTATTTACAGGGTAATGATAATTACAATACCAATCACCACAATGAAGACATTGCCGTTTTGGTGTATCGCTTGCACTGCACGTGCCTACACTCATAGTTGAACATTTGCGTTTTATATTTTCTATTTCAATCGCTTTTCTTTTTGCCTCTTCTTCAGCTTTTCGCGCGCGTTCTTTTTGTTCAGCTTGTTCTTTTTCTATTTTCACTCTTTCTTCTTCTGCTTTTCTTTTTGCCTCCTCTTCAGCTTTTCGTATGCGTTCTTTCTGTTCAGCTTGTTCTCTTTCTATTTTCACCCTTTCCTCTTCCGCTTTACGCATCGCTTCTTCTAAAGCTTCCCTCTTTGTTCTTAGTATCTCGTCAATATCTTCTTGTGGTGGTTGTACAAACTTTACTAAATCAAGAACACCAAAGTTACGTACTTCTTCTGTGTAATCATCATGTAGATCCAGATACATATATCGTATCGCTACTTTTTGACTACTACTGACAGTTACATAACGAGAATCATTTTTAGGTATGATACCCACTTCAGGTTTAATGTTTTCAGCTTGAATAATATCTAGTGCCGCTTTACCTTCTAACCCACCTGCACCTATGGCTGCATCTATTTTACCGATTGCACTACCTTTGTAAGGATATGCTTCATATTTAACTTTAAAGTTACTTTCATTTTTGAGATTGATTTTATTGAGAAATGGTTTCCAGAGACAGCATTTAGCATTTGGTTCTGATTTTAACATACTCTACAATTTATTAGATTTTTTCCTGTGTATAATACAAATGTCTTCCAACAACAACAACCGCGAAAAACTTAAAAAGTTGGAAAACGAACTTCGTAACATGAAGAGGAAACTTTTCAATGTTCAAAATAATTTACAGGAGTTGAACAATAACATCAGGAATAACAAAAACAAAAACAAGAATGTTACGACATGGATGAATGCTAATATGACGGCCACAAACAAGAATGGTATAAAGCCTTCCAAGCGTGCTTACATTAAGACTAATGTCACCAACGGTAAGATAAGAACAGTGTACAACAGAAATGGGTTGAAGAACTGGTTGACTCGTGCAAAGAATGCGAATAAGAACGCTAAACAACCCAGTCCCCTAACCCGTAAACCATTTGGCTA